AATTTAGCACCAGTTCCATCACCATCAACAATTATAGCTTTTGGTTTACTATAATTAGAACCTTTACTATCAATTCTAACTCCACTTATTTTATTGATATTGGTGTCAAAAAGAACAGTTGCTTCTGCTTTGATATTCTGATTTGAATCTGCACCAACTATAATTGGCACTTTTTTGTAGTTGAGACCTAAATTAATAATTTTTACATCATTAATTTCTCCAACAGAAAACTGACCCTTACTAGTATAGGAGATAGTTCCAGATCCATCCCATAGAGGAGCGGAGGGGACATTATATACAAATCTTTTGGCAGTTACATATATTACTTCTTTTTCTCCTTGAAGAGGATCGGTGATTATCCTCAAGTAAGATCCTTCGGAATTTACAATATTATTTTTGTCAAAATAGTAAAAATTGGTAAAGTCTGTACCTACTTTTTTACTATAATCATTAGAATCAATTCTAGAACCAAAACCAAATTTAACTTCTGTAAAAGATCCAGCAGTTCCAGGAAGATTTGTTGATGTTAATTTTTCTAAAGTAATAATATTGTAATTTTTACTTGGACTTAAATCAAAATATATTCCAGTCAAAGAAGAATCGGAAGTATCAAAAACATAGCGATAATACTCTTGAATGTCAATATTTGGATTTGGAGTAAATGTAATATTATCTTCAGAAAATTCAAACTTATAATCAATAGGATTAGCAGTTTTAATAGAAACCAATCTAGATGGTTCGCTGGAATCAAAAAATGTGGTGGAAATGTTTATATTTTCCGCATTTTCTTTGATCGTACCATAATTATAAACGATTGTTGCTTTCTGAGTCTCTGGATTATAAGAAGTAATATATCCAGAATTTACACCAGTTCCTATTTGAAAACCATCATCAAAATTATATTTTGGTTTGTATAAAAATACTTGTTGATTATTGTAATGATCTTTATCTAATGTTCCTTCTCTACCTCTAAGAACAGTTAATGTATTGCCAGAAATAGAAGAAATTTCAATAACTTCTTCTCCAATTAAAATCAAATCTCCCTCTGCTAATCCATTCGAAGTTTTTACAATTAATGTTGTTGAACCAGCAGCAAAACCAATGTGATCAACATAAATTGTAAATCTAGATGTACTTAAAGAAGCAAGTGATCTGGACAGAGACTCGTCACTAATAGATAAGTAATCTCCCTTTTTATATCCAGTGCCTTGATTTTGTATTTGAATATTAGATACGACACCAACACTCGATACAGTTACGACAGCAGTAGCTCCTGTACCAGATCCTCCTGTAAGAGGAACATTACTGTATGTTCCTTGAGTATAATCAGCACCTCCATTTAAAATCTGAAATCTGCCGATTCCAGTATCATCTATACTAGAAGAATATGTTGGTGACTTAAATTCTACTTCTTGATATAGTCTCTTCTTCAAATAATATGTTTTGGTTTTTGTAGAATCATCTGGGAAAATATCTACATCTACTTTATCACCAATACCTAAACCATGATCTTCCGATGTTTCAATTAATGCAACACTTTGATTAACTTCAAAAGGTTCTAAATTATCACTCAATGACGTTAAAGTAACTACTTGTGTTCCTGATGTATCAAAGAAATTACTTGATTGTAGGAAATACTCTCCTTGATTGAAATCAAACCAATCTCCCTCCAATACTTTAATTTCTACCACATTTTGTCTTGAAGTTCCATTTAAAACTTCTCCTTTTGCGATAGCGGGATTAATACCATCAGTTAAACTTAATACAGCACCTTTTGTATATGAACTCTTCTGATCTAATAATATAAAGAAGGTTTTAATATCGGCAGAAAAAGTTCCTGTGTTATCAAAAGTACCAATTACATTTTTAAGAACAATTTCATTGTCATTTCTCACCAATCCAACAATAACACCAGAAGCACCAGAAGATGGTTGTCTTAGTGTGTCATCTTCAAAAAGGTATGCATTTTGAATAGTTGTTAATTTTACAACCTTATCTTCATAACTTTCTAAATATTCAACTGGTTTTCCCTTTACAGAATTTACAAGTGCCTCTGCTTCTGATCCTTCAGATCCAGTATTATCAAAATAAATTTTTGAATTTACAGAGAAATTATTTGATGAGCGAATTACAGAGATAGAATCAATAGTTCCAGATTTAACTTCTTCAATTTTTGCAATTACTCCTTCGCCATTTTTAGGCATACCAGAAACATAGAATCTCTTTGCTTCTTTTGGAACATCATTTTGATTAATGTCGGAATTATAGTTGCTGTCTACTGGCAAAGAGTAAAAGTTTTCGCCAATAAAGTATGGATATTTTGGTACTTGATTTGAATCAATAGTCAAAAAGTATGCATATATTCCTTCGGGAAAATCTGGAGTGACACAATATCTTCCATTGTTTTCATCCAGAGAACCACTTTTGTGAACATATCTGTAATCATTAATAAATGATCCTAAAGGATACTTTGATGTGGAAGGTCCTTTCTCTCTATTATTAGATAAAGAATAACTAGAAGTCATCCTTTCAATAGAAGACTCTGGATCTAATGGATCTGAATATCCAAATGGTCCATATATTGGGTTGCCATCATAAGCAAATCCAATTATAGGAGAGTGTGTTTTTGTTGTTGGTTCGAATCCAGATTGAGTTAGGTTATCATTTAAAGAAAGTCTAAATGACTTTGGATTTGCAACGTGACCATATCCATAATCATATCCTACATTGTAATTCTTAAATAGATAACCATTCTCAGAATCTAGATCAGACTTTAATTTTTCATACCTGTTAAAGTTCCATTCTTTTAAGAGAGGAGTTGCACTTGCACCAGATCCAACAGGAATAATATCTACTCTGACAGTAGTTTGATTATAAAAATTACCTTCAGAAATTTTGTTAAACCCAGTCAGTCTTCCTTCTGTATCAACAATTGAAGTATATTCAGCAAATCTTCCTTTACCATTTAAATCAAAGATTCTTACTAATGGTGGTGATGAATAGTACTCACCAGGAGAATCAATTATCAAACTAGTAATTTTATCGCCAGTTACAACAGCACGAACAGATGCACCCCTACCTGAAGTAATATCAATGGTAGGAGTTCTAGGAAATACATTTTTAGTATCTACAACATATCTCTCCACCACAGAACCAGATAGAATTGCTCTTGCTTTTCCTGGAGATCCGTCCAATAAAACAAAAGGTGGTTTTGCATATCCACTTCCTTGATTATCGACTCTAATGCTTTCTAGAGTGCCAAATCTAATGCTTTCTGAATCACGATATCCATAGATTCTAGTTCCATTTAATAGAATGCCAACTTCTGACTTTGGAGTCTTATATTTTTCTGTAGTTCTTGTAGATTGTTTTCTGATAATGCGAAGTAATTTTTGATCTCTTACTATTTCATTTACAGTACTTCCATTTAAAATTTCGTATGATGGATAACCAGAACTAGTAATATAATAATATTGATCATCTGAAAAAATAGCAGATACATCCGTAGATGTTTGTCCGAGAGCAGATTTAATCTCAAGAGGAGCATTGATAGGTAAATTTTGATTTAAGATCCATCTTGAATTATTAGTTCCTGTTTTTACAATTTTAGGATCTGAAGTTTCGAACCCAGGATTTGAAACTTGTACTGCATCGCCAGGATATGCATAAGGTTGAGCATCAATAATATCAAAATTATATACAACACCAAGCGTTAGTAAATTTACACCAGATCCAGATATGATAACGGGTTTATATACAGAAGAACCAGCATCATGATCATATGCAATATCACCTCTTTTCTCGATCGTAAATTGAGTGATATTCTTATCATCGAACTTGATAATTTCATCGCCAATAAGAATACTTCCTGTCTTCTCCCATCCACGAGTAGAAAAAACACTTACTCTCTTACCAACACCATCAGTTTGAGATAAATTTTTCTCCAAACGAGTTTTGGTAGAAATTGCAAATTCTCCAGTTATTGTTTCTGGAGCAAGAACAATATTCCAAATTTCTTCACCATCAAAAGTTCCTTGTGACTTTACATTATCAACAACAGCAGAGACATATCCGTATTCTTGTGTTGCTTCTTGAATTACTACTCTTCCAATGAGATCCTCTGGATTACCAGAAATAACTTTTGCTTTCAGCGCATATGTATTAATCCAATCGGACTTTGAAGACTTATAAGTAAAGTCTGTTGGGTTGTAACTTTCTGGTACATCTCGTGTATCTTTTGATACAATAGAATTAAAAATAAATCTAATTGATGATTCAGTTCCTTTGGTTTTATAGAACTGTTTAATATTTTTGATTAATGTTCTCTTATCTACTCCACCCTTGAGATATTTTTCTGGGAACGAAGCAAGGTATTGAGATTCAAAACTCTTACTTAGAGCATATAAAAATAAATTACTTACATTGTATACTAATGAACCAGAAAAATGTGATGCTGATTCTGTAGTTATAAAAGTAGACTCTTCGTAAAGATCTCCTAAAGTAGTAGTACCACTTACTCCTCTAGAACATCCAGATAAAACATTATCAACTCGTGTAGAATAAAATATAATTTCATTATCAATTCTTACATATCCATTCTTTTCTGGGAATGAACTACCATCGACTAAAACAATTTCTAAATCTGAATTAGAAATATCTTGTGTTAGTGATGAATATTCATTGAGTAGATTTGTTTCATAGTAATTGATATCAGTGTACTCAAGAATATTATTAGATATATCTAATGGCTGACCAGGACTTTCCTGTGCCTCATAGTACTTTTCTAAAAATTTAGAAAAGAGTGGATACTCATCTACTATGAAATTAGGAAGTTGTGACTCAATAAGAGCAGAGATCTTTTTGGTCTTAATAGCCATTTAATTACTCTTTATATGAAATGAAGGATGAATTTGCTACGTCAACATCAAGGTAAACCTCTCTGGATGCCTTGATATCATTAGAAGCTGGTTTTACTCTAACCGAAATACGATTATCAAAGAATGATCCTTTAATGATCGTCAAATCGTACATCTTTAATTCGCCTTTTGAATAATCAATGTCCCCAACTTCCTTGTCAAGAACAACTTTTTCTCCAGTTATAGAGTCTAGTCTATATAGGACAATTTTGCCATCCCTATCTTCTAAATAGACATCAAAATTAGGATACTCAGTAACTCTAAATCCTGTTGTAGAAAGAGTTGGTCCATCACAGTCTTTATCAAATGTATTCTGGAAACAAATCTCATAGTAGAATGTAGAATTGAGTTGTGGATAGAAATCTTTTCTCATCACAACTTCCGTTATATTGGAATTGATTGCTTTTAATGTATTATCAATAACTGCAACTGCTTTACTGTGTCTAAACTTGCCATTAAATTTTTCTGTGTCGGACTTTTCAATATATGACTGAAAACCGCCAATAACTAAAGCTCGTACTTGCTGGGGGGTCAAATCAGTTTTAGTGCCATCATAGAAAATTTTACTATTGACTTCAATGTACAAAATAGAAGGATCAATAATTACTGGTTCAACAGAAGCAACAGAATAATTCTTTAATTTTTGTACAATCTCTTGCTTTGTTAAAGATGTCAAATATGCAGCATCTCTTGGTTTGATGGAAATGAATACTTTTCCATATTCTGGTGGATCTTGATCTTCTCCACCAAAAGTTATAATATCACCTACAGATGGATAAATGTTGCGAACTATTGATGCATAATCACTTGAAGTAACTGCTCTATTCTGTGTGCCAAATATTCTTGGAGCAGAAAACTTAATTTCGGAAATACTCTCAATAGGTTCTCCTCCAGATGCTGCAACTGTAGATATCACTTCACTCTCAAAGAATGATGGAGAAACACCAAAAGGATTTTCTAAAGTGCCAGAAAATACAAATGTTCTAATGCCATTTGCTTCTGGACCATTAGTAACAATATAACTGACTCTAATTGTCGATTGATCTTCAATCTTTTTGCCAATAATCCCATCACCAAAAATAATTTCATATCTCTGATCTTCAATCTCATTCAAGAAGAAAATTTTTGATGATGATGTAATATCTAAAATATTATCAGATAATAAGTATGGTTCACTAAAATCAGAACCATCGGGAAAAACTTCTACTTGAATTGTTGATGCATCAATATTTCTATTATCCAAAACAAATTTTTGAGATTTGTTAGAACTATTGACTACAAAAGTATTTTCTATCTGTGTTCCTTCTTTTACTAGAACATCAGAAAAAGTTGCAACATCATTTGAAATTTGTGCCTTAACATCAGTAGGTGTTACAAACTGATATATCTTATTATTGAAAGATGCAACAAATCCACTACCCTTTTTAAGGATTAATTCAGTGTCAGTTGTTGGATTTGCAAAATCTACGGTAAAACTTACATATGCTGTTGCAGCAGTAATTGATCTTGGTCTATAACCAAGTTGTCTTGCGATAGAGACTACATTGTCTCTGATTGTGGCACTATCAATGAATAACTCATTGATTGCCATATTAGTGTTAAATGCTGTATAATAAGTATTATACGCAAGTACGTCCAGTAAGTTACTGAGAACAGAACCTTCGAAGTCGTAGTCAGTAAAATCTGACTGAGTTCTCATGTACTCCTTGAGAACTACCTTAATCTCATTAAAATCAAGATTAGAAATCTGAGCGTATGGCATTTATCGAGTTCTCTCTAGTACAAAGGATACGTTTTGTGCTGTATCGTCTCTTCCAATAATTGAGTAATGAAGCTCTACTTCAAATCCATTTTGATCAAAATCAGGATTTACAATAACATCATCGACAGCAACTCTTGGTTCATATTCTGCTAAAACTCTATAAATCTCACTACGAATAATTGTAGCACTAGCAAAGTCTAACGGTTCCCATAACATTGATGAAATCGAACTGCCTAGATTAGGATTAAACAGTCTTTCATTCTGCTCAGTCAACAATAATGTCATGATTGACTGTTGAATTGCAGCCTTATCCTTGACCGTGAGTAACTCATCGGTCATAGGATGTTTTTTAAATGTGACGCTTAAATCTTTAAACGTCTTGAAGGTCTGCATTGCAAGAAGATACGAAGCTATTTGTATTTATTCACTCGTGCCAACGCTCTACAAAATCATCAAATCCTCCTGCTCCTCCACAAGGACGCTCAAGGCGGTCCTCAGGAAGTGGGTATAGTTCTTCCTTCATCTTTGATCTGCGACGCTTTGCAGCAGCATCTAGAAGGCGATCACTGTCTGTTTCAGTGATGAGTGTCATACCTTCTTCGATAAACTCACCACTTTTATCTACTGGAAATAATCCCATAGTTCTCCTTTGAAAAGTTTGATTAGAACTTTTTTTGGGGTTGCTATCCCTATGCCCAATGATTATTTGGTCTCTCCCACCAAAAATGTAAATCTTCGATGGAATCGTCGTAGTATAGTGAAACTAAGTCACTCTTATACTTACTATGTATATTTTCACATAATGAAAGAGTATAGTAATTTTTTTGAATAAACTTCTCCATAGATTGAGTAATCCATGTGTAATTGCCACCACGAATCACACCTGCTTCGCATAATACAAAGTTATCCCAGTCTAATACCCAATCAGCAAAATTAATTTCAAAATCAAGTTTATACTTATTTGCATTTTCGTCTGGAAATGGCACATTGACTGCTTCAATATGAAAAATCTCTCGATCCATAGATAATGAATGCGAGAGATGCTGAGTTACAATACCAGAGTAATCAGGAGACACGCACAAGAAACAAGTCTTTGAGGGATGAATATCCCAATCAGACATCTTGATCTTATACGACATCTCCTGAATGAGTGCCATCTCTTTGTCTTGTGAGATAAACAAAAGTTCTTTCATCGTTCGATAATCATGTTGAAGGACAAGATAATTCTTTCCTTATCGCTCTGATTCACCTCAGTATAGTGATTCGTTGCAGCAGGAAAGATAATTAGAGAACCTTCAGTAATATCATCAGGTTGATGTGTCATTGTTAGCCCTTTTATAAAATCTCCAAAAGGTGAGACAAATGTTGTTGGGGTATGAACTTCTGGATCATACTCAATAAACAGAACAGCACTATACCCAATAGAACCATGGTTATGTACTGTATGGTTCATGCCATAGATTGACTTTTCAAACCACCACCACTGAGGAATGATACTAGTACATCCAACAGCATCACCAAAACGATTGATATCGCTTTCGATAATATCAACGACTGGTTGAAAACTCTCTTTTTCTTCTTTGTTGTAGTTTGTAAGCACGTTATCTTTTAAGGATAACTCTTTCTGCTTATACAGTTCAAGGAGTTTTGGTTTTTTAATATCCCAGTCCCGAATCTGCAGTTTAAAGATCGGGACCGAGAACATTGGATAAGCTTTAACATCCTCCTCTACTGGTAGAGTTGAGAATGATTCACTCATCTCCCTTGACCTCTGTAACGCTTCTTAGCGCCATTACGACTGGTAGCAGCATATTTTGTGTTCTTGCTGCATCCTTGACGTGTGGTTTTGGGTTTCGACTCAATAATCTTCTTACCGCTAAGACCAACTTTTGCTCGTGCCATAGTTTAAAAATGATTGACTCTAATATTATAGCATATTATTCTGCT